TAGTGCCTCTCTTACTGTTTTACCGTTGACCGCTTTAACTCTTGAGTTATTAGCGTCACTATTGGCTTTTTTACCTGTAGCCTTTAGTTTAGCATCAGGGTGAAATTTACCGTATCTAATGTTGCTATTAGTTTTGGCTTGTTTTACCTGCGTTTTCACTGACGCAAGTTTTTTCTTAGCTGTAGCTTTTGTCATAGTAATAGCCCTCCTGGACTGTTATATTAAGTTACAAGGTAAGTATAGGTATGATCTAAAGTAAAGTAAAGCATACTCAAAAAAAGAATTTAGGTGCTCGATGTAGTAGTGAATGCTTAGTATATAGGAGGACACCTGAATGCGGACACCCACTACCTTTTACCAATCCCTCACCGAGCAAAGAGATTATATTAACCCACATACGGGTGCCAATTAATTAACATAACTTTCAATAAAACTATCTTTGTCTTTAAGTTTATCTAGTATGCTTTTATCATAACTAGTTTCAGTTAAGCAACAAATAACTCGTGTATCTAAAACTTTAAAACCTAAATTTATAAGTCTTGCTGCTTCTGATTCCATATCTTTATCTAAACATTTATCTGCTATACTCATCTGGAATCTTGTATATTTTTCCCAGCAGTCCCAATCGTGGCCTGTCTCTGGATCTTTCACACGTATAGCTATAACGCTGATATACTCTTTTTCGTCATTTTTTTCTATATTCATATTACTCCTATATAATACTGAGTGTCCTAGATTAGCCCGTTATTATGAGAATGAGGTTTAGTCAAGCCTCAAACAGAACTAGCTTTAGGCGTCACACACATCTAGGTCGATTACGCCGTCACTCAGTAAACAGCTACTCTTGGAAACGCTAGTTCCCTAAAATCTGCCTCTAAACATTTCAGTTAATGAAGCGTATGCTTCATCACTTACGTCTTTAAGGTGTGGTAGCTTTTTACCACCCTTACTACTTTCATTAACTCGTTTACCACACTTATTACATTCTAGCACGCTGTTAAGTGTACCGTGTTTATTTATACTGTAGCTATTAGCCCAGTCGTGTTTACATTCTACTGTCATTACGTTTTTCCTCTGATAACTCTAATAATTGCACATGGTTATTTACTACCATCTCAATTATACTTAAAGCAACGTATGTAGATAAGCCTTCCCTAGCGTCAAGCTCATCATCTAAATTTCTATTAACAACCTTTTTTATTAAATTAAGACTGTCAATAATATCTTCTCTAAGTTCTGTATTCATATTTTTACTCCTATAAAATATAATATATAGCGGTGGTCACTGAGGGACAGGACGCTTGTTACTATTCCCCTTTGACTAGTCTTCCTGACAATGACCACCTAAACTATAAACCATCTAGTCTCGCCACGCATCGTATTTTAACTAGTATCTTAGCCTACCCTTATTTGACCGATCAACCGTCTGCTTTGTAGGTAGCTTATAGCCTAAAATTAATATAACTATGATCCGTTTGAAGGTAAAGGATAATCAAAATCTTTTATTTCTATGTGATAATGGTCTATCTGTCTAGCCAATAACGTTTCTTCAGGTATGTGGGTGCTGTTATAAGCATGGTTAGTATGTGATTCTTGTAGTGTAAACTTTTTACTTATGCCTTCATACTCACCTGCGTTAGCTTTACGTATTGCGTGTTCAGGGTTTTTAGCTTTTACAGGGTATAAATCTATCTCTATGTGTGCTAGTGGTATGTAGTATGTCTTTAGTTCAGGGTTATCACTTACGAGTGTAAGTATGGGTTTTTTAGTCATTTTTTACTCCTTATAACTTTATATAGTATTTAAACTTACATCTTTAACATAGTAAAGTTTAATCGTAAGCTCCTAATAACCAGAATACTAGTAAATATCGGTCACCTTTACCTACTTTTAGTCCACGGTGCATGTGTGTAAAACTAGGGAAAAATAAAGCATGTCCTCTAGGTAATGGCGGTACTATGCCTCTACCGTGAAACTCTGTGCCTCCGCCTTCATAGTCACCAGTATTTAAAGGAACTACTACCGATATATCAGCACTAGCGTCATGATGCCACTCACCCTGTTCTCTTTTAGCTAGATTATAGTTAGCTAGTTGTATTGAATTATATTTAAGGCTGTAACGTTGCCACACTGCAGTAAATAAAGGATTCATATGGTTAAGGGCTACGCTGTGTAGGTTAGAGGCTAGTTGTGGTATGTTGTCTTGCAGAGTTATTTCAGGTATCTGTCGTAACTCGTCCTCGTCATCATTTTCCCTAAACCCTAAATACAGCTCCATGTTTTTTATTTCATCTAACATCATATCACAAAAGTCTTCCGTAAATAAAGGCACGGAGTAAACGTCAGGTAGTTCTTGTTTTATATATTCTTGTAACGGTATATCAAGTTTTTCAGTACCGTCGCCTGAGTGAAATTTTATAATTTCAGGCTCAGCGTCTTGTACCATAGCTAACGTAGTTTTGTTAATCATCCAGTCTGATTGTATGGCTAACATGGTATTTTTTATTCTGTACGGTTTTGACCTATCCATATTTAATCTCTTCTGCGTGTAGGTTTATTAGTTGTTTACATATCTCACCTGTTGTAACTTTCCTGCCCGCTTGTTTAGAATAATATTTTCTTAAAGTGGTTAAGTTTTGGTTAGTAAAAGGATCTATCCTAAATTGTATCCCCTGTGTATTTTGTTTTTCTCTACTAAATTGTAGTCTCATTTTCGTACCTCCTCAGTGTACTATTGGTTGTTGTGTAGTTTCGTTAAGTTCTCCTACTATTTCTACTTTAATTTTTTTATCTACAGATATTGCTGCATTGCTTAATAAATCAGCTTCGTATTTAGCTTCGTTATAATCAAAAGCAAATATATGTGGTCCAGGGAATGTTTTTTCTTCACCGTTTTCAGTAGTGATAGTAAACACAGTCATCCATACTCTTACCGTCATTTATTCTTCTTTAACTTACTGATCTGCGGTTGTTTTATTCTTTTACTACCAAATATTTTCTCCCAAGCCACATCATATTTATTTTTATTCTCTGGTCTTCTTTTACTACCCTTACTCATCTATCTCCGCCTCGCCTTCGATAATTTTACCAGCTGGTAATATACCGCCTGTATCATAATAAAGTTGTTTCATACGTGCTAAAACTTCTTCTTTTGACATAGTTTCTACTTTATTTACTACTAACTCACTACGGTTTATGTATAATCCTGCTGCTTTACCTCTAGCCACTTCCGCAGTAACCGCAGCAGACCATGCACCATTACGCATAGCTCCTTCACGTATATCTTTTAAGTCAGTTAAATGAGTAGATAGATCTAAACTAACTTTTTTAGCAGCACGTTCTTGTAGGGCTTGTATTCTTTGTTTCACTAATGGGTTAGCGTCAGAATCAAGCACATAACCAGCACGTTTAGCATTTTTTTCACTATACCCTGCGTCAAGTGCAGCGTCTTTTTTACTCATGCCTTTAGCTACGTTCTGAGCGTATTTTTCTTGCTTCGGCGATAATTTCTTTTTTGCGTTCATAGTATTTTCTATTGTACTCCTTGTACTTTTCTCGGTTATTAGCGTATCTTTCTCTTGCTCGTTTATTTACTTTTTCTCTATTTTCTTCAAGGTATTTTTTGTTTTTTATAGCCCTTATTATTTTTTCTTCTTCAGTTAGTCTAGCTTCACGCTTTTTAGATTTTTCACTAGCATAAGTAACGTCGTGATGTTTATTATACTCCTTTTGAAAAACTTGTAGACCGTCAAGAACTACCCTAGCTTCATACTCATTTCTAGCAAGCACATATTTTTCGTGGTTAGCTTCAGCTATGGCAAATATTTCTGGGTCAATAGGATAATCATCAACTGAAAATCTACCGTCACCTATAACATAACTTTCATCACGTTTAATAGAGCCTTCAACTGTTCCTAAACCTCTCGGTCCACCTGCCCAGCCGTCAAGGTCTCTATAGACATCTTTATAATCAGACATGTTTCTCAAAGTATAAGCTCTTATACGACATTTATCAGTACAAAACTTACGTGCTTTATTCGGCACTGGGTTTTTACACTCTGGGTTAGCACAGCGTAAATATGATACTACTTCGTTCTCCATAATCTTAATATTTTCTTACCCTCATGATACACGCTACGGGTCACGAATGTTTTATCATT